TGCGGAGCGCTCTGCGCCGCGGCAACCTGCTTGGCGTAGTCTTCCTGCTGCTGTTTCGCGGTGCTGTACTTCTCCGCGGCAGAATAAAGTTGAGCAAGACGGCGCTGCGCCTCGACAACCTTCGCCGAATCCCCAACCTCGACCGCCCGCTTCATCTCCGCTTCGGCGATCTGGGTCTCTGTGGCAAGGCGGCTGCCATACTCGTTCAGATAGCCTTGATCGACCTGTGTCATGCGGGTGCGAAGCTGCTCGGCCTCAGCCTGAACCTTCTTCGCATAGGTCAGAGCCTCCTGCTCACGGCGCTCCGCGTCGCGCATCTTCTTGGTCAGGCTGTTGATGCGCTTCTGCGCCGAGTCCGAAACGCGCTCCTGCTCGGAAGTCGGGGCTTCTGCGGCAGCTTCCGGCTCAGGAGGCTGCTCAATCTCAACTTCGACGGCCTGCGCATCCCCGATGTCGAGGTCAATTTCGCCAGTATCGGCTTCGTAAACCTTCTGTTCGCTCATCTCTGCCTCACATGCTCATGATGTCATCGGGATCAAGGATAGTGGCGAGGATCTCATCGTCGTTCATGATGCGGACCTCGCCACCGTCAATGCGGAAGCGCGAGCCACCATAACGAGGGAAAATCACCCAATCGCCTTCCTTGCACCACGGGCCATTCGGGAACTTCGTCTTATCCTGAAAGCACAAAGGTCCAACCTTCAACACATAGCCAACAACCGTCGCAAGTTGGCTGTTGTCAACGAACTGATCGGGCAGAAGAACGCCTCCCGACGTCTTGTTCTTGCCGCGGTAGGGCAAAACCATGATGCGCCAGCCCGTAGGCGTCGGCATCCGCTCCAAAAGAGAAGCATCGAGCTTGGTAGGGTCTAAAACGCGCTCTTCTGGGGCAACGTACAGGTCGGCAAGACCCTTCGCCACCTCCTCCAAGTCAGTTTTAGCTAGTTTAGTCATTCACGCGCTCCCGCTTGTCCAAAAAGTCCTTCAGTTCCTGCGTAAGGTAGTTCAGAGCGTCCAACTCCCCCATCAAATACCGATAGTGCTCCATTCCGGTCAGTCCGTTCGACCCAAGCACGTCAAGAACGTGCTCTTTTCGGAGCCGAAGGACTTTTTGGAGGTGCTGGACGAGATGAATCAGTTCCATTCGCAGATACCCGCATCAGATCTCATGCTGTGCGTATATTTATCTAGCACGTCTGGAATTATCGCACAACCGAGAAACAGTTTCGTTGTGCACGACCACGGAAACGAGGAAATCACGGTCGTTCCGGACCAGCCAGTTGATCGTTTCCTCGCTCGAAAACAGGTGAGGCGTCGCAATGTCGCAGTAGGTGTCCGACCACTCAATCCTTGCGCATCCACTGAGAAGCACGGGCAGCAAGGCCAACGTCGTCAAGCGTCTCAATCTCATGTCTGGTTTCTCCCGCAGCGAGAATGTTCTCCGCCCTTTGCAAGTCCTGCTTGTCACGCAGGTCCTGCAATGCCTTCTCAATCGCCGCGGACCTCCAGCGAAGCAGACCAATGACAAAGGCCGCCCCCACGAGGAGGGCGACCTTCACTTTGAACGGGATCAACGCCAGCCAGCCGCCCACGCCCGGATCCTCTCCCGCATGATGAACGCAGCAGCCAAGATAATGATGGCCGCCAGTGCAACCACAATCAGTTGCGCATTGCCGTCCAGAGCGCTCACACTCGCGACAGCAGTACCCGCACCAGACGCCATCGTCACCGCCGACGCTTGCACCGTTTTGCTAGATGCCACCACCTCGCGTTCCTTGCCCACAGGCTGCTCAACCGGCAACTGTGTCTCAGTCTTCGCAAAAGGCGTGCCCCAAATGCGCGGTCTTCCGGTGTCAATGTGCATGAACCCCTGTTTCGGATAGTAACCAAAGCCGGTGAAACCCACCGCTCTAGCCGCTATCTCGAACTCCCCGGGCTCGTGATTGTCCATCCGAACGTCGAAAGCCTTGCCCTGCATGTGCAGGCTATCCGGCGCGCCGCCAACAGCCGCATTGTGCGCCTTGCTGCGGTATGCCGACGTAATCAGGATGGGCCGACCGATCTTGTTGCGAAGCGCTTGGAGCTTGTCCATCGCCTCGTTGTCAACCATCAACTCGCCTTCGCGCTTCGACGCCATCTCACGAGGGCTGAAGCTGGGCCAACGCCAGTGATCTTTCGGATAGTCCTTCCAGTGCACATAAATCACTGATTACCCTCCAAAAAGCATCTTCCCCGCGACCCCCGCGCCAACCGTCGCGATGACCCAGAAAAAACGCTCGCCAAACCCGATAGTCTGCGTGCTCCGATCCGCCAACTTCTCGACGAGATCCAACCGGTCACTGTGCTTCGCGAGCCGCGCATCAATAACCCCAAGCCGGTCGTTGAAGGCCCCCATGCGCTCCTCGACGCGAACAAGCGTCGTCATCGCGTCCGCGAGTTTGTCCAGCTTCCCCTCAATCCGAGTCAGGCGATCTTCCGTCACTTCATTCCCTCAAAGCGCTGCGCCCGCGAGATAGGGCTAAACTTCTTCACAGCGCCGCCCTTGGCCGCGCACATGGCGCCGCCCTTGGCACGCTTCTCCGGCTTCCGAGACATCCCAGCCTCAGACAAAGCTATCGCAATCGCCTGCTTCCGACTCTTCACCTTCGGCGCCTTCTTCGGGCCAGCCGGGTCGCGGCCCGCGTGAAGCGTGCCGCGCTTGAACTCGCCCATGACCTTGGCGACTTTATCCTTGCCCCGCGCCATGGTCAGACACTGGTGTACCGGCCGCTGCGCTCCGCAGCGCCCATGCCACGCTTCTGGCCCGTGGTCCGCGATCCGCGTTCCGTGCTCGGCGTCGCCATCGCCTTCAGCGCCGCAAACGGAACGCTGCCCTGACCCTCAATCACCGCCTTGTTTACCGCTTTAGGAGCCGCGGACGGCGGTCCACCCATGTATTTCACCTTCATCGCGCCGGACTCCTGTTAGGGACACGCATCTGAGCAGATGCTCGCTGCGCCGCAGACATCTGCGAAGTCGCCATCTGCATCTGTGCGCGCATTGTCTCACGTTCCGCCGCAGCACGCAACTTTTCACGCGCCAATTGCTCCGTCTGACGCATCCGCTCGTCAAACTCACGCGCACGCTCCGCAACCTTCAAACGATCCAACTCCAACTTCGCCTGATCGTTCGCAATCCCAGCCTGAACCTGCTGACCCTTGATCGTCAGTTCCTGCTGCTTCAGCGCAACCAACGGATCAGGGCCCTGACCCTCGCCCATGCCAGAAATCTGAGCACTCAACTCCTTCAATGCCTGCATCTCCTGCGCAATATACTGCGCAACAAGCCCGTCAATCTGCGCCATGATCTCAGGACTCATCTGCTGGCCCGCGGCCCGCGGACCAAGCATCTGCATCGCCTCCGCCATCGCACGCTCCTGAGCCTTGAACTTCGCGTGCTCCATAACGTGCTTCTGCAACGACACCGCAACAGGAAGAGCCTGCGCAACAATCGGCGACGAACCAAACACCAAATGCGCCATGATGTGCGCGTCGTGGTTCTGGCCCTCAAACGCCATCAACTGCACCTGATTAAGCGCGTCGATGTTCTCCTGTGCAGGATCCTTCGGCTGCGGCTGGCCCTCGTCCTTCGGCTTCAGCAACCGATCCACGTCGCGCACACCAAGCGCGTCGTACATCCGGTAAAACGCCTCGTACACGTCATGCAGATCCGGCGCCTGCATCGCCAACTGCAACTGCGCCTGAGCCAAGGCAATCCGCTGCGACTGGCTGAAAATGTTCGGATCCGACACAGGGACAATGTCCACACGGTCGTCAAAATCCGACGCCATCACCGTCTGATCCGCACCCGCAACCGAATACGGATACACAGGCGGCAACGTCTCCGCCATCACACGCGCCAGAATCTTGAACTCCTGACGCATCGCATAGTGAAGCCGCTTGTGGATCGCGCTCATCACGCGCGTCCCCTGCTCCAACAACGCAATCGTCGTCCCAACCGCAGCCTGCTCGTTCCCGTCACCAACCTTCAAGTCAGTAATCGTCGCAAACCGCTGACCAGCCTGAACCACAAACCCAAGCAAGTTAAACAGCGTCGCAGACGGCTCCTTGAACGGCAACGGCATCAAACCGTCCCGAATCGCACCGCCCGGGCTGTCAACGTCCCTAAATTCACCCGGCTGAATGGGCGATTCGTCGTCCCTGATCCGCAGACCGCGGACCTTGAAACCTGCCGGGAGGTTCGACAACGTCCCCGCGTCAATCAACTGCCGCAACGCCGCCGTCGCGGTACGGGATAGGCCCCCAATGGTGTGGATCAGACCCAAGCCATAAAACCCGAACCCCGGCAGGAACTTGAAGTGCACAAAATAGTGGATCCGACGACGCATCTCGTCGTCCTCGCGGTAGTTCCGGCGTATCGCCAAAACCCGCCCACTCTCCTGAACAACCGTCACAATGTACGGAAGCCTGATCCCAGTCTCCTCGCCAGCCTCATCACGGTCCTCAAAACCGGGAAGGTCCAAGTCAACGTGGAAC